GTCCCCCGGCTCGGTGATGCCGTACCTATCGTTCAAGGTATCCCCGACATGCCCGCCGGCAACGCCGGAGGGGTCGCGCAGGAACGCCATCAGCCCCTTTACTTTGGTCGCCCACTCGGCCATCATCGCGAGGCCGTTTACCGTTCCCTGGATGGCGGGGATCACATTCTCGGTGAAGAAGTCCGCGAGGATAACAAGCTCGTCTTCCAGCGCGATCAGCGCCGATATTGTCTCGGTCCTGATCTGCTGCTTCAGCACGTAAAGAGTCTGGTCAAGGCGCTCCGCCGCCGCGATGGTGTTCTCGTCTAGGACACGGCCAGTAGCCTCCGCGTCGTCGCCTAGCTCACGCATTGCGCGGCCGCCTTCGCGCATCAGCGGAACCAGCGCCGTCGCGTCCGATGCCAGCGCCTCCATGTAGAAGGTCATCTCGGCTTGAGACGCGCCAGCCTTTTCCAGCGACGACACGTAGAGTTGCAGCGCCTCGGGACCGGATAGCCGCGCGAACTGGTCCGCCGTCACCCCCACCAGCGGCGCGATGTTCTCGAAGAAATCCTTCATCGGGCCGCCGCCGGTGTTCATGAAGTCACCGATACGGTCGTTCACGTCCTTCAGGATGTCGGCCAGCTTTTCCTGGCTGATCCCGACCGTGCCAGCCGCCGCCGCCAATCGCTGGAACTCGGTGGTGCCGACCCCAGCAAGCTTTGACAGGTTGCGGACCTCGGTCCCAAACGCAGACGCTTTCGCCGTCATCACGACAAGTCCAGTCGTGATCCCAGCAATGGCCCCCGTGACACGCACAGCGTTGCGGGCAAAGGCGGCAGCCATGCGCCGGCTGTCACCCTCGAACCCCCTCAGAACGCCGCCGGCCCGGCGCATGTCCCGCTGAAGCGGGCCGATGTCCGCGCCAACGGAAACGGCAATATCACCGACTACCTGCGACATCCTCGGCCCTCGCTTCGTCTAGCAGCCTCTTGAGGCGCGCCCGCTCTTGCGGATCGTTGGCAAGCCGCGTGCGGCCGGCCCCGTCTTTCGGCTTGTGGGCTTCGATGATCCACCACACCTCGCCGGGGGCGAGACGCCAGAAATCCACCGGCGACACCCAGCTTTGACCCACGAAAAGCTGGTACAGCGTCTGGACTAGTCCTCTGCCGCCGGTGTCTGCTTTTCCGGCGCCGCCGCCTCTTCATTGATCTTGTGTCCGATGGGCGGCGACAGGATCGACAGAAGCGCCATGACGGCCGCCTGCGTCTCGATCACCACGTCCGCGCCCTTCGCCATGCTGTCCATCATGGAAAGGTACACGTCCTCGTCCGACACATCCGCGCCGGCATACCGCAGCGCGGCACCGAAGGCCGCGGCAAGGCGCGAGTATGGCGGGCCTTCGCGGCGCAGCAGCACGTTGATTGCCTGCTGCCCGGAAGCGCCCGCCAGCGCGTCCTCCACCGCCGCGATAAGCCGAAGCTGGCTCTCTGCCGGAACGGTGTACTTCTGCCCCTTCCACGAAAGGGTGACAGGCTGGAACCCCTGCATCAGGCGCTCGGGGTCCAGGTGTGGGCGCCGGAGCGCACCAGCGTGCCGTTGAAGGTCACAACGCCATCGTGGTTCCCCGTCTCCTGGTACTGCGTCAGGATGAAGGTGCCCGAGATCACGTCGCCATTCGGACGGGTCAAGGTGATGTCCGAAAGGTGCTTGTCGCTGGTGGTGGTGCTGAAGGCGAGATCGGACAGAACGTCATCGTCCGTCAGCCCCTCAATGGTCAGTTCCAGCGTCTCCGTCGCGAACTCGTCAGCCAGATATTCGGTGATGCCCGAGCTGTCGTTGTTCGTGGTGTCGATGGGGGTGCCGGCCCAGGTCACGCCCGTCACGCGGGCGCTGGCAATCGCCGTGCTGTTCTTCTTGAGGACCAGATCGCGGCCCGCGCTATTGGCCATGTTAATAGCTCCATCTGAGGGAAAAGGCGTCGCCTCACGGCGGGCCGTTGGGGGTGGGGGTCGGCATGGCCGCTCCCCGCTCTCTCGCTAGGCGAGAACTCGCGTCACCCGATCACGGGTGGCTAAAGCTGCTCGATGTAGACGCGGTATTCGTCGGTGCCCTGGTGCAGCCCCTCCGGGCCGGGGGCGATGTCCGACTGCTCGCGCCGCAGCAGGATCGAATGATGGTCGTCCACGGTGAGCGTCTGAAGGTGCAGGCGGGTCAGAACCGCATCCTGCATATCCTCGATTTCCTTCTGACTGCCCGAGCGGCTGTGGAAGTGCAGCCGCATCAGAACATCGAAGCCAACGCGCGTGTTGGTGTCGAACTCGCTGACAACGGTGGCGCCGAAGGTGATGTATGGGAAACGTGAACCCTTGTTGCCGGCGTTGTCAGCGCGGGGCGGCGTGTCGTAGATGCCCGTTGCCCCGATCAGGTTGCGCGGCGTGACCGCGTTGCCGTCCCGGTCGAGGATGGTGTTGCCATCCCGGTCCACCAGAACGTCCAGCAGGGCGCGATAGATCGCCTGCCGCAGATTGTACCGAAGCCCCATGGCTCAGGCTTTCTTGCGCGCGCGCGCCAGCGCCGCCTCGAACTTCTTGCCGAACTGCCGAAGGAACCGCTCGGTCATCTTCTGCCGCAGCTTTTCCACCGCCTTCATGAAAAAGGCGTACTCGATCCCGTCCGGTCCTTGGCCGTATTCCAGAAACCGCCAGTAGAAGGCTTCCCGCCCCACCAGCACATCCGAGCGGATGATCGAGCCGCGCGCCCGCCGGCGCTTGGCCTTCGTCGCCCGCTTCATGTCGCCGTCGTCTTCCGGCATCGCCTTCTTGGCGTCGTTGCGGATTTCCCCCGCCATGCCATGCACAGTGGCGCGCATGATGTTCTGCGCCTGCCGGGGGGCCACCTGCGACAGCAGCCGGTCCACGTCCTTCAGCCCGCGTAGCTCAATCGTCGTCCGCATCCGGTATCCCCCGCTCGGCCTCGATCTCGATATGCAGCGGGCGCGGCCCCTCGCGCAGAACGCGGCGAATATTGAAGTGGTCGCCCCGCCAGACGATCCGGTCGTCCTCGTTCACATCGGTGCGGGTGCGGATGGTGAAGCTGTACATCAGCGTTGCCGCGACACCGCCCTCCTGGTCGCTCTCGCGGCCCGTCAGCGGCTCCACCCGCGCCCATACCGTGGGCACCGTGGCGAAGTCGGACCACCCGTAGGTGAAGCCCCCAGCGCCGTCTGCGGTGCCCGCGCGGCTTTGCAGGGTGATCCGCTGGTCCATCTTGCCGAGGCGCATCAGACACCGACCCGCCGATACTTGGCCGTCAAGGCGCTGAAGGCGAGCGGCAGTTCCGCCTGCGTATCCCCCACCGTCACCCGGTTTTGCTCCCAATGCGCCGCCAGCAGGTAGATCGCATGGCGCAAGTCGTCGGGTACGTCCGCCGCGGTAGCCCCGTAGCCGGCGGTCAGATCCACCGTGACCGGGTGCACGCGGTCGCTGTCGAGCGAGGGGCTGGTGAACGCGTCAAGGAAGCGAATGGCGCTGCCGTCCGTTTCCTCGGTTATCTCGTAGAGCGACGACGCCACCGTCTGCTGGCTCCCGTCGCTGTCGTAGTATTGCACCGTCACCGCCGACACGTCCGGGAAGGGCAGGCACAGCACCCGCCGCCACTTCGCGTAGGAAGCCCGCCAAGTCTGGTTGATGAGGCAGCGCGATAGGACGCCGCTGTAGCCGTCGAGGTGCGCCACAGCGGCATCCAGGTAGATCTGGAGCGTATCGTCCTGGTCGGAACTATCCTCGCGGATGTGGGCCTTGAACTCGGCCAGCGTCACCGGCGCGACAGCCGGCGGCGTAATCAGGACGGGACGCGCCATTGGCTTACGCCTGATCGTCTTGCGGGTTGTCGGTGCCCGCAGCCATCACCACCGCAGCAACCGGGGTGCCGGTGCCGTGGGTGCCCGAGAAGTCCGCCAGCAGCTTCAGGTAGCGTTTGCCGCCCTTGTAGCCGAAGCGGTACACGGCCGCCGAGGCATGGGCCGAGGTCAGCGACTTGATGATGCCATCGGTAACGCTGGTCAGGCCATTGATGTCGTCGGCGGTCACGTCCGAATAGGTCGAGTCGTCGTCCGAGTGGGTCAGCTTGAACTCGATCTTGTTGGTGCCGCTGAAGGTGATCCCGCCCGCGCCGATAGCCAGGACGAGTTCAGCCCCGTCATAGCCTTGCAGGTCGATGGCGGCGGGGGTGTTGTCGGCGCTCAGGGTCGCCGCCCCGATGGCCGAAAGGGCAGTCATGCCCGAGTGAAGGTCACGCATTTTCGTTTCTCCGAAAAGAGGGGGAAGCGGGTCCGAGCCATGCCCGGACCCGTCAAGATCAGGTCGAGATCTTCAGGAGCTTGATCGCCTCGAAGTTCTGCACCCCGCCGCCGACGCGCTTCGTGGTGTAGAAGTGCACGTAGGGCTTGTTGGTGTAGGGGTCGCGCAGAACGCGGGTGCCGAAGCGGTCCACGATCAGATAGCCGCGCTGGAAGTTGCCGAAGGCGACGGGGAAGTTGTTCGCCGCCACCGCATCCATGTTGTCGTCGGTAGCCACCGGCTTGCTCAGGACGGTCGGAACATCAGCAGTGCCCGAGGGCGGCGCCCAGATGAAATTGCCCTCCGGGTCCTTGAACTTGCGGACGGTGCCCATCGTGGCGTCCGACATCAGCCAGGTCGCGCCGTTGCGATACTGCTGCTTCAGCGCATAGTAGGTGTCGATCATCGCGTCAGCCGGGCTGGCCGAGGTGGTCGGCGCAAGGAAGCCGTCAGCCTTGCCCGACACGATGAAGCCCAGCTTGCCCCAGGCGTAGGAGGCGTTGGCGACCGTATCGTAGCCGAGGATGCCGCGCGGGCGATCCACGCCGTTGCCGCTGATGAAGGCCGTGCCCTCCTGTTCCGCGAACTCGGTCGAAACCTCGTTGGCGAGCCAGTTGGCGATGTCGAGGCGAGCGTCATCAAGCGCGCGTTG